TCAAAGTCTTTCTTTTCCCACTTATTCAACGCTTGATAGACTTGCAAGATCATTATCGATAAGGATTAACTTGATTATGCTGCGGCCCCGTTGGCGTACCTACTCCACCTGAACTACCAGTTGATTTAGCGCCCCAATTAACCTTAGCGCCTTCAATCTTGTGCATAAAGTTAAAAAACAGGTCACCAGAAGACTTTTCCTGCTGCGCGGCGTTGGTATACATCAGATTTAAAGACTTGTTGAACCGACTCAATTCGGATTCAGCGATTAACTGAATAGCATCACCACCATCGGCACCGACTGACATGTTCATTTGATCCATGAACCCCGCCCAGATTTGGGTAGGATCGGAAATTAAAACATCGTCAGTATCAAGAACACCAAGGTAAACCGTGACAGGATGGAGGTAGTAGTCTTCGGTTAAAGCCACGCCTGATATCGTTGCGTCTAATCCGCTTAAAGTGAGCGTAATAGCGTAAGGACTGACATCAAGACCTTCTTCAACCTGTGAAATAGATCCAAGGTCTCCAACACCCAGCCAGTCTTGACCGCCCCAAGTATACATTCCCAATGAGTTGTGAAGGTAAACCGTACCAGACGGAAACTCCAACTTTGCAAAAGACACAATTGCAACGTGCTGTTGTGCTAAAGCTGTCGCTACTGCTGCGGGAAATCCTCGGCTCATGCTAGAACATCCTCTACGGCCTCAATTGTGAAGTTTGAAACTCGTCCTGCTTGTGTATCCCAAGACGTAGATCCTGCAAGCATAAACACGCCAAGAACAGGATAAAGGTAATCTATGGCATCGCCGTCATCGGTAGGCTTTCTGATCGGTGGCGCAATCGGAATTGCAATTGTTCCTGTTCCTGTCGAGCTGCAAGCTGCCGTTACCATGTGAAGCTCATTATTGAAAGCTATGTAATCACCAGCCTTAAAATAGTCCGTCACCGTAAGGTTTGCGTCTCTGACGTTAAGCGTTGAGCCAGTCTGACCAGCACCATTGACAACGATAGCATCACTGACCGCTGGCGCATTACCCCGCCGAACAAACCCGTGATCTTGAACATAGAACCTGTGCTGCTGACCGTTTAACTTGGTCAAGAACGCTTGCATCTCTGCCCGATCATCACCTGTCAGGTTGTTGAATTGAAGCGTAGCCTTCCACAACGATCCTTTCCGAGCTACCGTTTGGACTGAGTTAGTCAACGGGCTCTGAAAAGTCCTAGTGTTCGTTACCAGCTCAAAAGTGTTTGAGGATGGGGTTATGCTTGGGAATGTGTAAGTCGTCATTAACCGAACCTTCTGCGCCGCATGAGATCTTGTATGCTGAGTATCGTTTGTTGCGAAGTCTGCTGCATTGCTGCTCGGATCTTCATATCTACATCAGCCCCAGCGCCAGTTGCGTCTATGTTGTTTACGATAGTAATACCGCCAGCCTGACCTTTCGTGTGATCAATGACAGTTTCATTCGGGTGGAGCATATGCATTTGACCACCTTTACCGTCAAGACCGCCAGCTCTAGCACCGCGACCTGTAAAACCACCGCCTTCAAAAGACTGTGCGCGAATCTGTGCAACTTGACCTAATCCAGCAGCAACTTGAGCGCCAGCCATCACAAAAGATAGTGGTGGTGGGTAACTTGACATCGCAAGCGTTGCGCCTTGATAAGTCTGCATGATTGCTTGGGCTATCTGAAAGGCTTTGTTTAATTGAAACAGCTTCTTGTTATTGGACGCGATTCCTGAAAACTGATTGCTCAATTCACCTAATACATGGCTTGTCTGAGCCGTTGCAGATTGCATTTCAAATTCTTTGCGCTTCTTGGATCCTGCTGCGGCTTGTTCTTGTAAGAATGTCAGTTTCTCCACCAAAGCGCCGCCATTCTCATTTACATCATCAAACATTACTTTTGCAGGTGAATTATTAGCAATTTCTTCAGCCATCCTTCTGCTTGACGCAACGATCTCGTCAAAGGTTGCTTGAATTCCTTCAGATGGTAATGGTTGCGACATCATCGCACTGACGTTATCAATAGCCGCCCCAATTGATTCCGTAAGGCCAGCAGACATTGCTGACATCTTTCCAGTATCAACCAAGTCCATACCGAAGACCGAAGCCATTTTGTTGTACTTGTCCATGATAAAAGTGAAAATAGGATCAATCCTATCTACAACAACTTTTGCCATTTCAAGCATTTTTACTTTAAGGCCAGCAAAACCTAATTGCAGGAAAAATATAGCATCTGCAAACTTGCCATATCCTGACAGCAAAGCGCTAACAACTCGTTCGCCTATGCTCCCGAAGTCTTCGTTGTCTAAAGCTGCTTGCCTGAAATTGTCAGCGACAGTCATAATTAACGGACTAAAAGATGTTGCTAATTGATTTCCTAGACCCGTGAATACAGCTTTGGCTTGAGCAACAGCATCGTTTGCCAGCTCAATCTTTGCGGCATCAACTCTATTAATTGCGATACCAAGATGATCTGCTTCTTCTGCCATCTTGGTCAGGTTCTCAGAACCTTCTCCGATCATATTTAGAACAGAAACACCACGGGCACCGAATAGCTCAGTTGCGATTCTTACCTTGTCTGCTTGAGTTGTTACACCTTGCATCGCATCAGCAACTTGCAACATCTGTTGATCAAGCGGTAGCTTTTCTAATACGCCAGCACTCAAACCCAATTCAATCAAGGCATCCTTAGCCACGCCTGAACCATCGGCAGCATCACTGACACCGACAGCAAGATTCTGAAGTGATTTTTCTAAGGTTTTATTCTCTACGCCAGCAAGACTTGCAGCGTGTTGGAGTCCAGCAAGTTTCTCAGTCGCTATACCTAAACGATCAGAAGTCTTTGCAAGCGCGTCAACAGATTCCAATGATGCTTTGGTTAAAGCTACACCAGCAGCAATACCAGCAGCACCAAAAGCTGCGCCGATCTTTGCGATCTTGGTGACGGATGCACCGATTGACTTATTGAGACCGCCTAACTTCTTATTAAGCGAATTGAAAGCAGCAGCAGTCTTGTCATGCGCTGTTATCTGTAGTTTAACGTCCCGAGCCACGATTTTTCACCTCAAAGTATGCGATCCACCCCTGAAACTCGACCACGCCCATCTCTAAAATTTCTTCAACTGTCTTGTGAAGATGTTCCGCTAGTTGGTAGCAAAACAGTAGGGCATGATCGTCTGTCAGTTTTTTTCGAGATCCTCATCCTTGGGCTGCATTTCAGCAATTTCGCCAGCTACTCTGATCAGTACGTCAGGGTCAACTGATCGGACTATCTCGACCAGTTCCAGCTTCTTGAAACAAGGATCACCGTTGTCATCTACCAGATAATAGATCAGGGTCAATGCAAGACCTTCATCCATTTTATCGGAAGTCAGTTTGCTTTGGATTTCCATCTTCTTCTTGACGGATATCTGTGGCCGCACAAAATAACGCCCACCCCATTCTGGTATATCAATCGGGTTAGGATCACTAGCCAAGACAGTCTGATAATGCTGCTTGGCCTTTTCTAAGATGCCCATTTAAACAGTTGACGCTGTTAAGGCACCTGATCCCTGAAACGTAATAGACGCTTCAACCATTCCGTCAAAGGACGCTGAACGATTTACGCCCGTAACAATGCAAGTTCCACTGTAATAAGTGTCCCCAGCAGTTTCGCCTTCTGGGTAGAACCCGATAGTGACGGAAGCACCAACCGTGAGTGCGCCTTGGCCTGAAGTATCAGTCTCATCCCAGTAAACATCAGCCGAACCAGTGAAAGATGTTAGCGTTGAAATGTAGCTTCGCGCCGCATCAGTCATCACTGTATCTTCAACAGTGTCACCTGTCTCATCGATAGAAAAAGATCGAAGTTCAGCGACTGAATTAGCACCTACTTTTACAACCCCATCTCTGCCTATATGTGTAGCCATTTTTAAGACTCCTTATCTTGAACAGTTTCAGCCTTTTTGGCTGCTTTCTTTTCTTTCGCTGGCTTCCAACCTTTAGCCAGCATTGATTCTACTTTAGACGGATGAGCAACAACCGTCAGTTTTCCATCTGGACTTTTAAGTTCCATTTCTGGCTCCTATAAAGGTACGTCTGGACTATCTACAGCAGTCCGATATTGTACTAGATAAGTCAAGGATACTACACCAATAGGTT